TAATTGAGCAGGGTACTCACGCAGAGGTGCTGCTCGGAAATGACGCGTTTACTAAAACCGTCAACGGCTTACTCGATCAATATGTAAGCCTTTTTTTCTCTACTGATCCGCTACAAAACGATGAGCGCGAAGTCGCTTATCATTCTGCGCGGGCAATGCAAGAAATCGTTAACACATTGAACCAAAAGGTGATGATGAAAAATCAGATCCTTTCGGTGAAGGAGTAATATATGTCCGAGACTACTGAAAATAGCGTCTCCGAGAACCCTGAAGGTCCATCAGTGGACACCGCAATCAATGCTTTTATGAAACGTTGGGAAGACTCTCCAGAACCGGAGACATCGGAACACGAAGATGAAAGCGAAACAGACTCTGAAGAAGAAGTAAGCGAAAGCTCAGAGGATGTTGAAGACTATGAAGTTGTCGAAAGTGAAGAAATAGACCTCGATGACGTCGATCTAAATGACGATTATGATGATGAAGAATATGAAGTTGAATTAGCAGCTGATGATCTTGTCACCAAAGTCAAAGTTGGAGAAGACGAATACGAAGTATCTGTTAAAGACTTGAAACGATTATACGGTCAAGAAAAGTCGCTTACTAAAAAATCTCAACAAGTAGCAGAACTACGCAAAACTCTAGATCAAGAGGTACAGAAGAACGCAGTTGTATTGAAATCGTTGTTGGAAAAAGCTGAGGAAAAGCTGAAGCCATACGCAGAGATTGATATGCTACTAGCATCTCGTCAAATGGAGCCTGAAGACTTTGCGCAACTTCGCAAAGAAGCACAAGCAGCATATGACGACTACCAATTTCTTAATCAAGAGTCAGATAAGTATTTGGAGATGATCCAAGCAACTCGCCAGCAGGAACTGAAACAGCGAGCAGCGGAAGCGATCAACACTTTACAAAAAGAAATCCCTGAATGGTCAGAGGAACTTTACAACAAGATCAGAAAATATGGTGTTAGCCAAGGCATTAGCCAGCAAGACATCGATCAACTTGTAGATCCTGCCGCCATCAAACTGGTGTTGAAAGCTATGAAGTACGATCAAGGCAAACAAGTTGCCGTCAAAAAGCGTACTAAAGCACCTAAACGAGTACTTAAACCTGGTGCAACCAAACCACAAAGCCAAGCCACGCGAACCAAGCAGCAAGCAATGACTGCTCTTGCAAAGTCTGGCACAACTGACGCGGCACGGGATGCATTTTTAGCGCGATGGTCTGCTAGTGACTAATCTTTAGCCCTATAAGAGGAATCAATGGCTACATATACCACGTACAATCAGATCGGAATCAAAGAAGATATTTCCGACATCATCTCAAATATTTCACCTACAACTACACCTTTCCTGTCATCAATTGGCAAAGAGTCTGTTAAAAACACTCTGTACCAATGGCAAGAAGACTCGCTTTCTGCAACCGCAGAAAATGCTGAGGTCGAAGGCTTTACTGCTGCAGATCTGACTCTGACTCCAACAGTCATGCGGTCTAACTACACACAGATCCAGTCAAAGACCATCAAAATCTCAGCAACTGCCGATGCAATTGATGCATACGGGCGGGCACAAGAAACTGCTTACCAGCTCTCAAAGAAAGCTGCAGAATTTAAGCGTGACATTGAATTTAACCTCGTTGGCGATCGTACCACAAATGGCAACGACGCAGCTGCTGGTTCATCATCAACAGCTCGTTTGACTGCTAACGTACACGGTCAGGACGCAGGTTCTGTCGATGTCATTAACTCAGCTGTCATCGAAGATGCAGGTACTTCTGGTACACCAGCGGCGCTTTCTGAGCAGGACATCTTGAACCTCGGCCAAAAGCTGTATGACGAAGGTGCAGAAGCATCAGTATTGATGATCAAACCAGCCGACTCAACAGTCATCGCTGGATTCACACGTTCTGCAGTAGGCTCAGGCAACGCACGCCAGGAGCACTTTGTAAACGGTGGTCGCACGCTGATGAATGTCGTTGACGTCTACATTTCGCCCTATGGTGAGCAGCGTGTCGTAATGAACCGTTTCATGAAGACATCAGTAGCTCTCATGTATGATCCAGCAAACTGGAAGATCTGCGAACTACGCCCAATGACTCGTGAGCTTCTCGCGAAGACAGGTGATGCAGACATGCACATGATGGTGACCGAGTATGGTCTGAAGCACACCAACTACAAGGCTTCAGGCTTGATCCGCTATCTGAGCTAGTCAAGTTTGTGCGGGTGTCCTCCGGTTGTGCTCTCCTTACGGAGGGCACTCGCACTCATTTCCAAGGAGATATAATGAATAAAACATTGATCGACGCTGATATGGCAGTCGCCCAAGACGCTGATGGTCTTTACAGAACCAGAAGCCAAGAAATTTCATCAGAGTTTCTACAAGAACTACAAGATCAAAAGACAGCTGGCGGATACACACAAAGTGGCGAGATGTTAAAGATGGCATCTATCCCAGTTGTTATTGTTGAGCAGATGCTCAAAGAGGGTGTCGACGTTTACAAAGCGCCAATCAAAGACATTGTTAAGTGGCTTAAAACGCACGACATGGACCATTTTATAACGACTTCTAAGAGGATCTAACATGGCAACTTTTGCAGACCTTAAGCAAGACGTCATTGACTTAATTAACCGTAATGACTGCACCGACGCTCTTGCAGCGACGTTTGTTACACAAGCGCAACGCCGTCTGCTAAGAACACTACGCCTACCTTCTCTTGAACAAAAACACGAAATTGTTGCTGGTACAACAACACCAGCCATTTTTGATAGCACTACTGGCACCTATTTTATTCAAGGTGATTTCTTAGAGCTAATTTATATTTTTGACGAAGAGCGCATTTTAGAGCGCGTGCCTTTGCGCAAGTTTTTAGATTTAAGCAAAAAGCACCCAGCTTCTGGGGAGCCAAAGTTTTACACGCGCATTAAAAACACATTTGAGCTTAAGCCTAAACCACAAACAGGACATAAGTTTTGGGTGATGTATGTCGCAGATGACACACCACTTGTAAACAACACTGACACAAATACGCTTTCAGTTTCTTGTCCAGATTTAGTCGTTTATGCCGCCGTTATGTACGCAGCTGATTATTTTAACGACTCACGCAAACCTCAATTTGAAGACGTATACAACAAGATTTATGCAGACGTCGCCTCATTGGCTGACGCTACAGACTCTTTAACTGCTGATGCGTCTGTTCAACCATCGTTCAACTTTGAACAAGATCTTTTAAATTAAGGTAAAAACAGATGCCAATTAGTTCAGTATTTCAAGTAGTCAGTGAAGATCCAGAACAGATAGAATCTCTTGTAACAACACTAAACGGCTATGTAACAACAACAGCAGCTTCTGAAACCGCTGCTGCAACTTCAGAAACTAACGCAGCAGCTTCAGAAACCAACGCTGCCGCCAGTGCCGCAGCCGCTTTAGCTAGTGAAAATGCTGCTGCCTCTAGTGCAGCAGACGCCGCTTCGGACGCATCGACAGCATCAGCAGCATCTATTAATTCTGCGAATAGTGCAACCAACGCCCAAGACTGGGCCGTAAAGACCATTGGTCTCGTAGACAGTACAGACTACGCTTCTAAAGCATGGGCAATAGGCGGCACAGGTGTCACAGGCGGCGATGGTGCATCTAAAGAGTGGTCAACCCTTCTTGGATCAACCGTAGACGGCTCAGAATACTCAGCGAAACACTACTCACAAGTCGCAGCCAGCGAGGCAGCAGACGCAGCCGCAGATGCCGTTGCTACAGCCGCAGACCGTGTTCAGACTGGCCTCGATGTCATTGCAGCGGCTGGGTCAGCCACGGCAGCCTCTAACAGCCAAATTGCAGCAGCATCAAGCGCAGCAGCCGCAGCAGCTACTTTGGATACTTTCGATGATCGTTACTTAGGTAGCTACGCAAGCGACCCGACTGTCGACAATGACGGTAACGCTCTAATAACAGGTGCGCTGTATTTCTCAAGCACTGCAAACGAAATGCGGGTTTACGATGGTGGCAACTGGATTGCCGCAAGTTCCGCTGGTGGGGCTTCTCTTCTTAACTACAACTTCACTGCAACAGCAGCCCAGACTGCTTTCAGCGGCGCAGACGACAACAGCAATACACTCAGCTATACTGTGGACAATCTCATCGTTACACGGAATGGTGTCGTTCTTGAAGATGGTACTGACTACACAGCCACAGACGGCTCGACTATTACACTCGCAGTAGCAGC